GCGCAGGAGTTCAGTCTTACGAATGGCAGCGAATATATGTCGTGCGGTATTCTCGGAGGCGTTACTGGTAATCGAGCTCATGGAATCATCATTGATGACCCTATCAAGGGACGTGAGCAAGCTAATTCGGACACAATCCGTAATAAAACCTATGACGCTTTCGAGGATGATCTAAAGACCCGTTTGATACCGGGAGGCTGGATTGTCCTCATTCAAACCCGTTGGCATGAAGATGACCTTGCTGGACGGATCCTTCCCGATGGCTGGAAAGGCGAATCAGGCAAAATCCTCTGCAAGGACGGCAACTACTGGGATGTCGTTTGTTTACCCGCCAAGTGCGAAAACGAAGGCGATCCCCTTGGTAGACAGATTGGTGATTATCTTTGGACAGAATGGTTCGATCAAAAGCACTGGGCTCAATTTGAAAGTAATCCGAGGACGTGGGCAGCTCTCTATCAACAGAGACCTGCTCCACTAGACGGAGATCTATTTAAGCCCGATCAAATACAGATCGTGGACGCATTACCTGCTGGAGACATTAAGTGGTGCAGAGGCTGGGACTTAGCCAGCGTTGCAGACGGTGGAGACTATACAGCAGGTGGAAAATTAGGAAGGCTACCCGATGGACGGTTTGTTATTGGAGATATGGTTCGACTTCGTGTGGGTCCCGATCAGCGTGACGCAGCAATGGTTAATACGGCTGGGCTTGATGGTCGATCCGTCAAAGTAAGCATTCCGCAAGATCCGGGTCAAGCAGGTAAAACACAAGTCTTATACCTAACCCGAGCATTGTCAGGATATACTGTCAAAAGCTCACCCGAGTCGGGCGACAAAATCACGAGAGCAGAGCCGTTTGCTGCTCAAGTCAATATTGGTAACGTATTAATGCTTCGAGGAGATTGGAATGCACCCTTGATAAACGAAATGCGAATATTCCCCAATGGTACGCATGATGACCAAGTGGACTCGCTATCAAGAGCGTTTTCTGAAATAATGATTCCTCGTAAGAGTTTCTTTGGATAGGATTTTATGTTTAAGTGGCTAAAAGGAAAGACAGAGGTTCAACAAGAACCAATTAAGCCCAAGGCTCGTAAAAGCCTATTCAGCACTCATGCGTTCGATATGCTTGACCCTGACGCTAAAAGATTCAAAGTTGCTGACACCTTCGCAGCACTTCAAAAATTACAGCCAGCCCTTTATGGCGAATACGCTATGGATGACTCCAGCAATGGCGTTGCCAGCTTCAAAATGTACGCTGCTGGGAATAACAGTGTTTCCGATGCTGTTGTAGGCTGGTACGCTTCCCAAGGATTTATCGGAGCTCAGCTTTGCGGTATTTTGGCTCAAAATTGGTTAGTGAATAAAGCTTGCTCAATGCCAGCAGAGGACGCTATCCGTAAAGGATACAACGTGGTCACTGTTGACGGTGACGAGCTAGATCCGGAAGCCGTTAAGATCATCAAAGCTTACGACAAAGCTTATAAGCTTAATTTCAATATGCGTGAATTCATCCGTAAGGGTCGAATTTTTGGCATTCGTGTTGCAATGTTTAAAGTCATTTCGACTGATAAAGATTATTACGAGAAGCCTTTCAACATTGATGGCGTGACCCCCGGCTCCTATAAGGGAATCGTACAAGTCGACCCGTACTGGACAGCTCCAATGCTGGACGGTGCGTCTGCCAGCCAACCTGATACTTTGCATTTTTACGAGCCGACTTGGTGGATCATCAACGGCAAAAAAGTTCATCGTAGTCACTTAATTATTTTTCGTCATGCTGAGCCTGTAGACGTACTCAAGCCACAATACATTTATGGCGGTGTGCCACTGACTCAGCAGATTATGGAACGCATATACGCTGCAGAGCGCACCTCTAATGAGGCTCCTCAGTTGGCAATGTCCAAGCGTACAACCGTTTGGCTAACCGACATGGAAGCAGTAATGAGTGACACCAACGCAGCAATCGGAAGATTGCAGCAATGGGCTGCTTATCGTGACAATTACGGAGTCAAACTGGGCGATAAAGAAGGTGACGAATTCCAGCAGTTCGATACTTCTTTGGCTGATTTTGATTCACTGATTATGACGCAGTATCAGCTTGTGGCTGCTATTGCGGGAGTTCCAGCAACTAAGCTGCTTGGCACTTCTCCAAAAGGTTTTAATGCTACTGGCGAATATGAAGAAGCCAGCTACCACGAAATGCTCGAGTCAATTCAATCAAACGACTTGACCCCATTCGCTGAGCGTCATCATGCGTTAGTTATCAAATCATTCGTTGAGCCACAGCTCAAAATGAAGATCGATTGCGAAACCACTTTAAACTGGCTCCCACTCGATACACCAACTGCCGAAGAATTGGCTGCAACCAATTTAAGCAAAGCTCAGACTGGACAAGTGCTTATTGGTTCGGGTGCTATCAGCAGCGAAGATGAGCGTCAACGTGTGGCAACTGACAAGCAGTCAGGCTACAACGAAATTGGCATTCTCGAAGATCAAGATCCTGAAGGCGAAGAACTTGCTGAGGAAGACTTTGAAAAAGTTCAAGACGGTGACTTTGCCGATCCTGAAGATGGGGCAGGTCCTGTAGGGAAAATGCTGCAAGTAACTCAAGATGGCTTTGAAGAAACAAAACATCCAAGGGCTGATAACGGTCAATTTGGATCGGGGGCTGGCGGGTCCACAAACCCAAAGCCTCAATCAGCTTCTCATAAGGGAAGCAGCGAGAAAAATGGATCTCCTGCACCAAAAGCAGGTCAACCATTCGTAGTCTATCGAGTTGCTGAGCGTGAAGGCTTAAATAGCAAAAATGCGGGTAATGCCAATGGTGTTGCTTTGCATATCATGAACCAACAAAACGAAACAGGGGCTAGAACCACTGGAAATGCCCCTACTCACGTTTATGCGTATCAAGTGATACCTGAGCATGACGTGGATGGAAAATACCAAGGCGCAACCCATACAGGCAAGATTGAAGGCAATAAGATTGGTAGAACTGAAAACCAATACGGAATTGCTTATTCATTTCCTGAAAGTGGATACGAAAGCAAATTGATTGGTCAAGTATCTCTCGAAGACTTAAAGAAACAAGCTGGCAATAAAGACTTTGATGATCTAGGAACCAAGGCGGGTGCTGAGCTATTGCGTAAGCATTTTGAAGGATCTACTGGTCAAGATGACGTTAAGTGGGAAGAAAAAAAGCACCCACGAGCAAAAAATGGACAGTTTGGATCAGGTGGTGCTGGCGCAGCTCCCGAATCCAAAGAGACTAAAAAGAAAGAAGCAAAGAATGAAGCTGCCGGATCTTCTGAAAAATCCCCTGAGTCTGCTCAAAAAGAGCTCCCTTTGGAGGAAAAGAAAGAATCATCTAAGCAAGCAAAAGCAGCAACATTCCAAAAAGTCAAAGAGCTTCCTAACGGTGGATATGTCGACCAACATGGATTCGAGCATTCACCCGGACTCAATGACCATGAGCGAAGTATTGAAGACGGCTTTTACGAACAAATCCTAAACGACACTCCGAAGCTGATTGCTGATTACAAGTCAACATTCGGTCACGTTGTAGATCCTGATTTAGTTAAGAAGTTAGACCCAAGCTTTGCCAAAGATCCATCATTAGCTGCAGCCGTACATGAGCCAAGCTCTTATCTATCTAAAGTTATTTGGAAAGATGCGCTAGAGCAAAAAGCCAAAAACGGTGATGACTCTGCCACTATGTTTACTGCTGGCGGTAGCGGATCAGGTAAGTCTGAATCTGAAAAGATGGCTCGTGACTTGCTAGGTCTTGAGGAAGATGCTTTGACCTTTGACTCAGTATTGGGCAATTTTAAGTCTTCTACAGACAAGATCAATCAAACCCTTGAAATTACTAAGGGTGGCGTGGACATCGTTTACACCAATGCTTCACTCGATTTAGCCGTAATGCTTAACTTGAAGCGCAGCCGAACAGTCCGATTGGATACCCAGCTTGACGCTCATATTAAAGCTTCTGAAAATATTAAGAAGATCTCTGAGCATTACAAAGAAGACAAACGGGTCAACATTACCATTGTGAATAACAACACTGGCGATCCTCCTTATTTAACAGAAGGATCACTAGCTGACGTTCCTGACTACACCGACAGAGCTGCTATGCGTGAAAGAATGATTTCATTCGCTAAGAAAATTGTTGCTGAAGGCAGAGTCAAAGACGGTGAAAAGAAACTCAAGACTCTACTGGCATAGGAACTAAACCCATTGCGATAGTGGTAGCTACGACATCGTAGTCAGTCACTTTTTGCTCCATGAAATCATGCTGGGCAACGTAACGGGTTTTTACTAATAGCCCTTGAGCGTTGTAAGTCTTGTAAATGTCAGTGACCTCGCAAAGCCTTGGAGCTTTGCCACGAGTCTTAAACAGGGTTCCGATTGGGTATTCCATTTAGCCCTCCAAGCTTGATTTGTAAGAATTCAAGAATGCAACTGCTTGCTGTTTTTTCATAAAGAACTTGAAAGTAACGTCCGAAATCTTGATGACATAATTACCGAAAGATGAGTTTGACTTCTCGATAACTGGGTTTTGATACAAAGGGTAATTAAACATTTCAAGCTCCTAAAAGATTTTGATAGTAGGCAAGCAACTGCTCTGCAGCGTTTACTTCAGCAGGACTCAATATCCCGTCAGGTAATTTAAGCTCTTGCTTTAAAGCGTTAACTAGAACTTTGATTTCGATTTCAGATACTTGATACATGGTGCGATCCTTTCGTGGGATTAGTTGACTCTATAAACTTCGATTGCTCCAGCCATTGCTTCCTCAGCTACTTCTAAGCTGCCACCAGCAAGCAAAACATTACGGGCTGCACCATCGATATAACGGAGGTCCATGATGTTGAACTGGATGCCATTGCCAATGCGATTGAAGATTGCTTCAACTTGGCGATCAATGACTCTATTTGGATTTCTCATTTTCGTTTCCTTTCGTGGGTAACTGAAGACTACAACTCAATAATATACTAATCAGGTATAAATGCAACAACTATTTTAGGGCTGTTGCATTCATGCCACTACACCATCTTTTTGTTTTTGAAGGATCCTAAGTACGCAGCTCCCTCTACTTGTGGCGCATAAAACTCGATTGCGTAGTTAGCGTCTTTTGGAACTGGGACGTAATACAATGAGTAGACAACCTTTTGTTTGTCGAACCACTTGATTACCTCTTGAAGATCCTCGCTTATGAAATACTCGTAGACGTTGTGACCATAGATATGAAATTGCATTTTGTTTCCTTTCGTGTGGTGGGGGAATGACCCCCAGTTTTAAAACTTATTTACCCGATACTGAATTCCAAAATATTCAATATCGAATGAGACTGCTGCTGGCTCGTTTTTAAAATACTGATAACCAATAGTAGAGAGAAAGTCTCCTGCTGGATCAGCGATAAAAACTTCGTTTGGGACAAAAACACCAACTTTTTGAAAAACTCCACCAACGTTTTTAGCGACTAAGATATTCATGCTGCAGCTCCTTGAAAAAGTATTCCGTAGTTACGATCCATTCCCTGCATGATCCGTTCAGCACGTTCAGCACCAAAGACATACTGAAGAAACTGGAATGGCTCACCCTGAATGGGGACTCTGTTTCCAAAACCTCGAACAACCAACAAAGCATTCATTTCAAACTCCTTTCGTGGAAGACTTACTACACTCTTAGTATCATACTAATTAAGCATAGTGTCAAGTGATTTAAGAAATATTTTTATGGTGTTGTTTTTGTAATACACCTCAAATAAAGCTTAAAAAAGCCTTGACTCCATGCCAAATAGGTATATAGTAGAGATGTAGTCTTCATCAACACGAAAGGAAATGAAAATGGCACGTCAATTAAGTAGGTATGCAAGAGCTGGTCAAATGATTCGTAGTTTCATGCGTGAGCAAGGGATCGCTGGCAGCGTCAGGGGTCAAAGCTATGCAGGAGGCAGCAGCATCAACATTCATGTTGAAGATATGCAGCCAGCAGCCTTGGCAAATTTGGAGCGTTTTGCTCGTCAGTTCGAGTACGGCAGCTTTAACGGCATGGAAGATATTTACGAATACAACAACGTAAATGATGACTTGCCCCAAGTGAGCTACGTTTTCGTTAACAACAATATCAGCAATGGCTTACGTCAGGCGATTTGGGACTTTGCAAGGGGCTATTACAACGGTTTAGAGAATGCTCCTGCCGATGCGATTGAAGCTGGCAACTACTACTGCCAAAACTTTGATCGTTACGGTCAGCAAGTAGTCTATCGTTTGTTTGCTGGTGGTTATATGCAAAACCAATACTGGGACTTCGTAAACGGAGTTGAGGAGGACTTGGCTGCATGACCACTGACATCAAGAAACGAAACCGAGGGGGGATGGGATACGTCCCCTTTGCTCAAGAGATTATTGAGTCACGAGGGCATTTATCCCAATCCAAAGCAGCCAGTTTGATCTATACTACTCAAGCACGTTGGAGTAATTACGAGACTGGTAAGAGCCGAATGCACCCGGCTTACTGGGAGCTATTCCTTAGAAAGAAAGGAGAAGAAAATGCCTAAAAAAATGACTTTTGAAGAAGCTCGTGCCAAGTGGCTTAAAGAGCTTAATGGTCGAGATATGGCTGAATATGGCAATGATCTTGAAAAAGAACAAGACGCAAAGGTGGCAAAACTTATGACTCCTGAGTACCTAGCTAGTTGGGAAAAGGCAGATAAAGATGCCGAAGGCAAGTAAAAAGCCTGTAAGTGGGATAGTCGGTAAAGCATTACGACCTAATGCAAGCATTGCTGCCGACTATGCCAAACCAACAGTCGATTTGATCGGCTTGATGTCTCGTGACGTTGAAAGACAGCTCAAAAAACTATTTAAAGAAAACAATTACGGGTTTGCTGAAGATGCTTCAATCTCCAGTCAAGCCCGAATTCTATTGAATTGGCTCTTGGCAAAGTGGTCAAAACGCTTCAGAGAGATCGCTGAGAAGTCAACTGACCGAATGATAGAGCGCACTATTCGGAATTCAGCCGTAACGCTGGGATTGTCCTTAAAAGAAGCCAGTGAGGATTTTAAGATCGATACTTCCTTTCGGAATGCTCAGATCAACGATGTAATCAAAGCCAGCACTCAAGAGGCTGCAAACTTAATCAAAGTAATCCCGCAAAAGTATCTTGCCGAAGTGCAGGGTCAAGTCATGCGGAGTATTACGACTGGAAAGGGAATGGAGGATTTAGTCCCGTTCCTGACAAAGAAATACAATGGCAATGTACGTCATGCGAGAAATGTTGCGCTAGACCAAACTCGCAAGGCTTATCAATCAATTAATACGTCCCGGCTTAAAACCCTTGGCGTTAAGAAGTTTATATGGATACACTCAGGCGGTGGTAAAGAGCCACGAGTGAATCATATTAGAATGTCGGGTAATGAATATTCATTCGACAACCCTCCCGTAATTGGGGTAATGTACGGGGAAGAAGTTCGGGGATTACCCGGTGATTTACCAAATTGCCGATGTATTTGCAAACCAGTCATCAACTTTGATTTAGACGAATAAGGAACCAAAATGAAAGATCAACTTAACGCAGTAGAATCAGCGAATATGAGCATTGCCTCAATCGCTGGTATGGGTGAATCTGCCCAAGCTGAAGGTGTTTACACTTTTAAATGCTTTGAATACGAAGGCGGTCCCCTGCTTTGGGAAGAAACAATCGATAACGTAGTTTGTACGCTCGGCAAAAACTTAATGCTTCAGACAGCATTGACTGGATCAGGATACACCGTTGTTGGTCCTTACATGGGATTGATTTCTAGCGTTTCATACACTGCGGTATCTGCAGCCGATACAATGGCTTCTCATGCTGGCTGGTTAGAGGCTGGATCTACAAATGCTCCTACATTCGCTGCTCGTATTGCTCCTAGCTTTGGCACTGCTTCTGCTGGCGCAATTTCTACAAGCACTCCTGTAAGCTTTACAATGACTGGTAACGGTACATTGGTGGGCGCATTCATTACTTATGGTACTGGCGCAGTTACTACTTTAATGAGCACTGCGGGTACTTTGTTGTCTGCTGGCGCATTTACTGGTGGTAATCAGCCTGTTAATAGCGGTAACGTAGTTCAAGTTACTTACTCACTCAGCCTCTAAGGATAAATTATGTTTACTAAAGGTCAAACCGTAACTCAAGTATTGCCAGCTCCGATTGTCGGTGAAGTAGCTGGTTTTTCTTTGGATCAAGAAAATGGCGAAGTTTTGGTATTGGTAAATTACACCGATGCAGAAGGCGAAGCTCAGAGCCGTTATTTCAAACAATCTGATCTAGCTTAATAACTCATGGCTTTTTTAGTCAAAGATCGAGTCCAAGAAACTTGTGCAGCCCCCGGTACGGGTACATTAACCCTATTGGGTGCTGCAACTGGTTATCAGTCTTTTTCCTCAGCGATTGGGGCAAATAACACTACTTTCTATACCATTGCCGACCAAGGCGGTGCGAACTGGGAAGTGGGTCTTGGGACCATTGGGGCGGGTGGCACTACGCTTGCGAGAACCACTATTTTCGCCTCTTCCAATGGTGGATCTGTGGTTAATTTTTCCTCGGGAATTCAGAATGTATGGTGCGATTATCCTGCGGGTAAGGCTGCAATTCAGGACGCAAGCGGTGTAGTAACCGTTCCGGTCCTAGCAACAAATTCAACTGTCAACACTACGCCAACTTTGAGTTTTAATGCTTCAAACTCAGCTTATACTGGCGGTGCATCAGTTTCAGGAAGTTACCTTCAATTCCTTTTGCAAAATAAAAGCGGTACTGCAGGGGCTTCTACAAATTACGTTTTAAGCAATGACTTAGGAACCGACTCTACCTATTATGGTGAGTTTGGCATGAATTCCTCTGTATTTAGTGCCTCAACTCCTTCTGATTTCTTTTCCATCAATAACGGAATTTATTTTTCAGGTCACGATGGCGATATAACCGTTGGATCAGGAAATGGCTATAAATACTACATGGCATGGGGGACTACAGGACAGTCTGCTCATGTTATTAATGCTTCCGGTGCTATTGGATTCTCTACCAATTTAGGAACCACTCCAGCATTAAGCGGTACAACTGGATACGGTACTGCAGGGCAGCCAATGCTTTCAGGAGGTTCTTCTGCTCCTCCTACATATGGCACTTTAGGGATTGCTGGGGGCGGTACAAATTCCACTGCAACCCCTACTTCGGGTGGCGTTGGATACGGTACTGGCACTGCTCATGCTTATACTGCTGCAGGAACTTCTAATCAAGTATTGATTTCAAACGGGTCAAGTGCTCCAAGCTTTACAACATTGGCTGGATCAGGAATATCAGAATTTGCTGCGGGAACGGCTTTGCTGTTTCAGCAAACGACTGCTCCTACTGGATGGACCAAGGTTACAACCAATGACAATGCTGCATTAAGGGTGGTAAGCGGCACAGTTGGCACTGGCGGTACAGTTGCATTTACTACTGCGTTTGCAAGTCAAACTCCAGCAGGTTCAGTAAGCACAAGCGTTACTGCAGTTAGTGGTTCAGTGAGCACAAGCACAAGTATTGGCAATACTTATTTGAATGATCCGTACTATATGCCGAGTCATAACCATACGGTAAATATTGAATACATTGATGCTGTAACAGGTCATAATCACGGATCTCAGGGTGGATATGTGATGCAAGGATCAAACCAATATCAAGGTAGATCTACTGATGCTGGCGTGGTTTATTACGTTGGTAGCGGAGGTTATCATAGTCATTCCGGGTCATCTTCCAGTTCATTTACTTTTAGCTCAGGTACTGCTTCTAGCTCATTCTCAGGAACGGCTATCAATTTAGCGGTTAAATACGTTGATGTAATTATTGCGACAAAGAACTAATATGCTACTTACTATCGCCCCTCATTCCGGCATTGTTTCTATTGATGGAATTGGTTATAAAGTTGATCTTTCTAGCTTTGATAAAACAATTCAAGGATTGCAGTGGGACGGAACTAATGGTCATATAGCTAGATGGAATCCTGACACAAGAGAAATGTTAGGAGATGAATCTTTTAAAGATTTTTCGCCTTACAGTTATGTAATCGATCTTTTTAATGCTGAAAAACAAAAAGCGGATCAAGCGGTTATAGATGCTCAAAAAGCACAATTTCCTGAAATGATAGCCAGTAAAAGACTTATGCTTTTAGTGGATTGTGATTGGACTCAACTTCCCGACAGCCCTTTAACGATACAACAAAAACAGGCTTGGGCAGTTTATAGGCAAGCATTAAGAGATTTTCCAGCTCAACCCGGTTATCCCAATATTGATTTTCCTGTAGCTCCAGTATAAATATGAAAATTCAAGCTAAAGCAAATTGCCCTCTAGATGGGTTTAATCCATGCCGAACACTTGATTGTGCTTGGTTTTTAAAAATTTCAGGTAAAAATCCCAATAATGGCGAAGAAATTGATGATTGGGGATGCTCAATGTCTTGGATGCCTATTTTGATGATTGAAAATTCACAAATGCAAAGACATACAGGCGCAGCAGTTGAATCATTTAGAAATGAAATGGTCAAAGCAAATCAAGCCAGTCAACAAATTTTAATGGTAGCAGCGAATATATCCCCTAGCGATAAGCTCCTTATTGACGATAAAGATTAATTAAATGTTTGGTATTAATCCCTTTTCCTATACAGCGATTTCGGGAAATCCAACACAGCCAGTCATTTATGTAATAACCATTACTGAAGCTGGAAATTCTCAGGATTCTAATTCTGCATTAGTAATAGTTTTAACTGCGATTGCAGAATCAGGATCTGCTGCCGATACCCAGTCGCAAATTATGACTGCCGGATTGACCGTAAATGAAGCAGCTTCTGCTGCTGATGCTCAATCAGAAACAATGTCTGCGCCAGTATTTATAGCTGAGGCAGGATCAGCAGTTGATTCTCAATCAGAATCAATGACTGCGCCAGCGTCAGTATCAGAAGCAGGAAATTCTCAAGATGTTGTATCAGAAAACGCTTTTGATCCAGTTTCTGTATCGGAAATAGGTAATGCTCAAGACTCTCAATCTGAAAATACGACATCCCCTTTGACCATAAATGAGTCAGGCAGCGCAGTCGACACTCAATCAGAATCAATGACTGCGCCAGTTTCTATATCAGAAATAGGTAGCGCATTAGATACAATTTCTCAAAACATGACGGCAACTGCAAATATTGCAGAGGCTGGAAATGCTCAAGAAGCCGTATCAGAAAATACAGTTTCCCCAATAAACGTCTCAGAAACTGCAAACGCTCAAGATACTCAATCTGAAACTATGGCTGCTCCAATATCAGTCAACGAATTAGGGTCGGCTGCAGATATTCAAACTGAAAACATGACAGCACCTGTCTCAATTTTAGAGGCGGGAAATGCGGTAGATAGCCAATCAGAAGCTATGTCTGCTCCAGTTTCCATATCGGAGGCTGGAAATGCCACAAACACTCAATCAGAGACAATGAGTGCTCCGCTTGTAATTTCTGAAGCTGGGAATGCTGTTGATGCTCAATCCGAGACAATGAGTGCTCCAGTTAGCATTTTAGAGGTCGGGAATGCCTTGGAAACGCAATATGAGGCAATGACTGCTCCAGTTTCTATTATTGAGGCTGGAAATGCTGTTGATACGGTTTCTCAAAATGCAACGTCATATTTGACTATTGCAGAGGCTGGTTCAGCAAGCGATTTAGTATCTGAAACAATGACGGCTTTATTAGCTGTCGTAGAATCAGGTCTTGCCAATGATTTAGTTTCTGAATCAATGACAGCATTAGTGCAACAAATTGAAGCTGGAAATGCTCAAGACTTGCTAAGTGCCAGCATGATTGCTCCTGTTTCCGTTTTAGAAGCAGGAAATGCTCAAGATATAGCAACTGCTTTGATGACGGCTTCTCTTAACGTCATAGAAGAAGCAAACGCTCAGGATTTTCAATCCGAGACCGTTTATGTCATATTGGCAGTTTTTGAGCAAGGAAATGCAGTCGATGTATATTTTTGTGCTCCTATTTTCAGAGCTTCTGATTTAATATGGAGGGTATCACCTAGAGCAAATTACTGGAAAGCTGCTCCTAGAGCAAATTACTGGAAAGTATCACCTAGAATGGATTACTGGCAACCAAATGAATAATTACTACGTTTTAGAAAAAAGAACTTCAGAATCAATCATTTATGATATTGATTGCACTTTATTGCTAGATCCATTGGAGACTATTCAAACAATCAATTCGATTGGAGCAGACCAAGCTGGACTTGTGTTTGCTGGTCAAGCAATCAATCCATCTGAGGTTACTTTACCCGATGGCTCTATTGTTCTAGCTGGGAAAATGATTTCCGTACAAATTAGTGAAGGCATAATTCCTGCTCCGCAACTCAATCAACTCTATACAATTAGGGCATTGTTCAACACTTCTGAAAATAATACTAGAGAAGCCACAGTGCTTTTAAACGTAACCAATATTCCAGTCCAAACAGGGAGGGTCTGCTAATGCCATTGCAAGCAGGATACTCAAAAGAAGTAATTCAGAATAACATTCGAGAATTAATTAAAGCGGGTCATGACCCAAAGCAGTCTATGGCTATCGCTTACTCTAATGCTCGAAAGTCTCATGGCGTTGATGAGGTAGAGACTGAAGAAATGAAAGAATCCCATAAAAGGGATTTGAAAGAGAAGCCCGATTCAAAAATCGTGGCTTTTATTGTATATACAGACGATGACAAAATCTTGTGGATGAAACGTACCAAGGATGATACTTGGGGTTTTCCCGGTGGTCACGTTGAAGATGGAGAGTCTGCGATTGAAGGCGCAATTCGTGAATCTCGTGAGGAGATCATGCACGTTCCTGAAACAGGTCTTCAGTTGATTTATTCAGAAGGCAAGGTCCGTCTATTTGGCTGCAATGACGGTGAATTTAAACCCGAACTCAACGAGGAGCATAGCGAGTTTATGTGGGCAACTATTGAGGATGCTCCCGAGCCAATATTTCCAAAAATTGACGGGGACGAAGAAAAAATCGCTGAAGCTGCTGAAGCGAACGCTTCTGCTATGGATAAACGTGAGTACGATACTAACGGCTGGTTTGAGGTAAAAGACAATCCGTTATCAATGGTAGGGGTTTTCCCTTATTCAGGCAGATCAGTTTCTCCTGAATGCGACCCTGATCGCATTTATATGGTTTATCGTCCAGCAGAGGAGCTTAACTCTCCTGAATGTATTGATTCGTTCAAGCTAATCCCTTGGATTGATAATCACGTCATGCTAGGCAGTGAAGATGAGGGATTGACCCCTTCTGAGCAAAAAGGCGTACAAGGCGTTATCGGACAAGACGTTTATTTCGATGGCGATACCTTAAAAGGCAATATCAAAGTATTCTCCGAGGCAATGGCTAACCTCATTGCCAATGGAAAAAAGGAATTGTCCTGCGGATACCGTTGCAGATATGAATATGCACCCGGCACTTATGACGGAGTGAAGTATGATTATGTGCAACGGGATATTCGAGGCAATCATCTAGCCCTAGTCGAAAATGGTCGCATGGGTCCCGATGTAGCAGTTTTAGATCATTTCACTTTCACCGTAGATAACAAGGAGTTTTTAAACATGGCTGAAGAAAACAAAATCGCTGAAGTTGGCGAAAAAAAGCAGGATATGTCTCTTGAGGAAGTTCATAAATTCCTTGAAGAAATCATGCCTAAATTAGCAAAAATCCAAGAATTGACAGGTCAATCTTTTGGCGCAGCAGGTATGGAAGCAGTTGCTGACGAAGATATGGAAAAACCCGATGGCGATGAAGAAAAGCCGGGCGAAACCAAGGACGAGGAAGAAGAACCAATTCCTCAAGGTGGTGCTAAAGAAGAACCAAAAGAAGGCATGGACGCAGCAGCTATTGCTCGTACAGTTGAAGCTAATTTAGCTAAAAAATCTAAGTTATATGACCAATTATCAGCTCATATCGGTGCGTTTGACCATGCCGAAATGAGTGTATCTGATATGGCTAAATATGGCTGCAAAAAGCTTGGCTTGGAAGCTGCAAAAGAGACTCGTGTAGTCGCTTTAGAAGCATTCCTAAAAGGCAAGGGTGTTCCTAGTCGTGCTGCAATGGATTCCGCAGTTCGTAAGGGCAATTTCGTTCAACGTTTTTTAGAAGGTAAATAATCATGACTGCTGCGACTTTCCAATCCACAGTTAACGTCAATCTGGGATTTGGTATTCCCGGTGAATTGATTGTTGACGGTCCTCAACGTGTAGATTCTTTAACCCTTGATTCCACTGGTGGAACTATCGGTTTGGCATTTACTAAATCCAATACTACTAACATAGCAACCCAAGGCGGCACTATTACCTCCGGTTCTATCGTATTTGCTGGTATTTTGTGCAATCCAAAATCCTATGCTTCTTACGGTGCTGTTGGTGGTGCTCCATTAGATCCAACATTGTTCCTCGGTCCTAATTCACAGGGCGAGTTTATGACTATGGGTACTATTGTTGTGACTCTCGTTGGTGCTGCGAATATTGGCGACATTGTTCAATACAACACTACAACTGGTGTATTGTCTGCCGTTGCTCCCGGTGCTTCTGCAACCACTGGAAACGCTCTAATTCCTAACTGCGTAGTGTGGAACTATCCACAAAGCGCAACTGGTTTAGCTGCTATCCGTATCACTGATTAATAAGGACCAATAATGAACAAATCTATTGAACGCAGCTCACTCTCACCTCGTCAAGTTGGCTCGGTGGTAATGTCTGCCGATGACGTATCCGATTATGCTGCACTCGGAGAGCTCGGCATTAATTTTGGTGCTCAAAACATCAAAGCAATGGCAAACTATGCAATGGACTCGGGTAATCAAGCTGACGTATCAGCTCCATCGATTACTACTCCAGTGCAGTTTTTGCAAAACTGGCTACCCGGATTCGTTAAGGTAATCACTGCAGCTCGTAAAATTGACGAGCTCGTTGGTATCTCAACTACTGGATCTTGGGAAGATCAAGAGATCGTTCAAGGTCTCTTAGAGCCAATCGGTAATGCCGTTCCTTACGGTGATTACACTAACGTTCCTTTGGCTTCATGGAATACCAACTTCGTTCGTAGAACTGTTGTCCGTTTTGAAAAGGGCATCAAAGTAGGTATGCTTGAAGAAGCTCGTGCAGCTCGTATCCGTATCAGCACTTCTGCTGAAAAACGTGCTTCTGCTGCTTTGGCTTTGGAAATTCAACGTAACTTAGTTGGTTTCTACGGATTCAATAGCGGTGCAAACTTGACTTACGGTTTCTTGAATGATCCGGGCTTGCCAGCATACGTTACTGTTGCTGCGTCAGGTACTGGTAGCTCAACATTGTGGTCAAGCAAGACTTTCTTGCAAATCGTTGCTGACATTCGTGTTGCTGCTGCTCAGTTGCAAAACCAATCTCAGGACACTATTAACCCTGAAGATATGGAATTGACTTTGGCATTGCCAACAATCTCTTACCAATACCTGTCAGTAACTTCTGACTTTGGTATCTCAGTTCGTGATTGGCTCAGCAAAACTTATCCAAAACTGCGTGTTGTTTCAGCTCCACAGTTGAACGCAGCAAACGGATCTGCAAACGTGTTCTATCTCTATGCAGAGCAAGTTGAAGATGGCGCAAGCGATGACAGCCGTACATGGGTTCAAGTAGTCCCAGCTAAATTCCAAGCTTTAGGCGTGGAAAAAATGGCTAAGGCTTACGAAGAAGACTATGCCAACGCAACTGCTGGCTGCTTGTTAAAGCGTCCTTACGCTGTTGTTCGTTACTCAGGCATTTAATGGAAAGGGCGGTCTATGGACTGCCCAATCTAGCTGATGTAAGATAGGATGGGCGGGAGAAATCCCGCCTTTCTAAACATCAAAAAGGATAACGAAAATGGCTAAAACTTATGTATTCTCGACACTAGCGAACGACCAACTCTATACGAATTGGCTTCAAGGCGGTGGAGATATGCCTATTAAAGGGCATTCTGTTCTCGTAAAAGGCGGGACAGGCGTAGCAAATGATCGATTGATTACCCCATTGGGTGTATCGACAGAAATTACTGATTATGACCTTGAGGAACTTCAAAAGAATCCCTCATTTAAGGATCATGAAAAAAACGGTTTTATCGTAGTAAAAGCCAAAAAAGCGGAAGCTGAAAAGGTAGCTGCTGATATGAACCTAAAAGATGAGTCTGCTCCATTGACGGACGCAGATTATCAAAAAGAAGACGGACCAAAGGTCGGAGCTAATTAAAAATGACATCCACTACACCAATTTACGATGATGTGGCATTTCGGAACCAGTTTCCTCAATTTGAGAATACGACACTGTTTCCACCTGCTCAGCTCGAAAGTTGGTGGACTATGGGTACTGCGTACATCAACATCGACAATAACTATCCTTGGAATTTTAAGTCCAAGCAGCTTCAGTTAGCGATTGATTTGATGTGCGCTCATTTAGCAGCGTCTTATAGTCTTATTAATTCGGGGACCCCAAGCGTAATCGTTCAAGGATCATCCGAAGGCACTGTAAGCGTTTCTTTGGTTCCTCCAGTTATTAAGTCATCTTTTGGATGGTGGCTTGCCACTACTCCTTATGGAGCCCAGTTAAGGGCTTTATTGAAAGTGGTCGCTAACGTAGGTCTTTACGTTGGTGGAAGTTTTGAAAATCAAGGATTTCGCAGGGCTGGCGGGTTTTTTGGATGAAGCAATTAAACCTCGATAAAATCAAGGCAACGCTTGAGCGTGTTCCTGAAGAATTCGAGGGCATGGTAGCTCAAATTGGGTTCCCATCCGGCATTAATTATGAAGACGGAACTTCTGTTGCTTATGTGGCAGCAATACAGGAATTTGGGGCTCCAGCAGTTAATATTCCTGCTCGTCCATTCATACAGCCAACGGTCAAGGAAAAGCAAGAAACTTGGACCAAGATTATTGAATCGCAGTTGCCCAAAGTAGCTCTTGGGAAAATGACTGCTTTTGACGTTTTAGATTTAGTGGGAATTTCTGCTGCTGCAGATATTCAAACTAAGATTTCAAGCATTTATTCCCCCCCTAACTCCCCTGCTACACTTGCTAGAAAAAATGGCACAAAACCATTAGTAGATACTGGACTTATGCTGGCATCGGTTCAAAATGGTGTAAATAAAGCAGGGTCTGACTTTACGGCTAAGGGCGGGAAATGAATATTCGTGGGATTGCAAATAAATTTACCCAAGTGATAAATCCAAATCAAAAAATTAATTGGATACAGTCAAACGGTTATGTGACTAATGAAGCAGGAAAACGCACCCCTAAGACCATAACTTTGACAGTTGATGCTCAGGTACAAGCTTTAAGCGCAACCGATTTAAAGCATATTGATGGGCTCAATATTACTGGAGTTATGAGGTCCGTTTATATGTACGGCAATGCTGCTGGCGTAGTTCGAGCCGATCAGCTTGGCGGTGACATACTGGTTTTTCCTGAAGCTGCGGGATGCTGCAATCGAAACTGGCTTATTACTCAGGTCATGGAAACATGGTCTGATTGGTGTCATGTAATCGTTACGCTACAGGTAGATTAATTATGACAGCAATATTAGATATTAACGATCAAGACGTATTCAAGGCAATGGTTACGTTTTTTAAGTCTTTTTTGCCAGTTACTGTAGAGGTAGTTCAAGCTCAAGACAATCGTGTACCAATGCCTAAAAGTGGCTTTGTTGCTATGAATAACACTGGAATGGATCGTTTGTCATTCAATATTGACAACTATCAACCAGTGCCACAAGGTAAGACTATTCTTACCCCAACAAGATATTCAATGCAGTTAGATTTTTATGGTCCCGACTCTCAAGTTTGGGCTATGCAAACTATGGCATTGTTTCGTGATGAATATGCGACTCAAATATTTCCGTCAAATATTCAACCTTTGTATGCAGACGACCCTGTTCAAATCCCGCTTATTGATGGAGAATCCCAATATGAGCAAAGATGGAAGCTGGTAGCGAGTTTACAATACAACCCAATCCTTTCAACAACACAGCAATCCATGATTGCGGTGGAAATTGAACTGGCTCCAATCGACCAGACATTTAAACCCTAGGAGAATTCATGAGTACCATTCCTTTTTCGCAAGTAGTTCAAGTTGTCCCGTCAGTCCTATCGGCTAATGGCGTAGCAGTTGACCTTAATGGTCTTGTGCTTACTCAGAATGCTGCTGCTCCTTACGGTTCAGTTCTTACATTCGCTAACGCTGCTGGAGTTCAAAGCTATTTTGGTGCTGATTCCACTGAAGCTGCCATTGCAAACGTTTATTTCAACGGATACCAAAACGGAACTCAACTTCCCGGCACTTTACTAATGACTCGTTATCCTGAGACAGCTATTGCTGGCTGGTTAACTGGTGGCTCATTGGCAAACGTTACTTTGGGTCAGTTGCAAGCGTTTACAGGAACTTTATCTATTACTGTTGCTGGCGTTGTTAAAACTTCAGGAACAATCAATTTAAGCGGTGCAACAAGCTTTAGCAATGCTGCAACAATTATTCAAGCTGCGTTTACAAGCCCCGGATTTACTGTAACCTTTAGCTCTACTAGCTCGTCATTCGTATTTACTACGTCTACTACTGGTGCAACTCAAACAATTAGTTATGCAGCGACTGGTACTTTGGCAACTGAGCTGGCTTTGACTGCAGCTACTGGCGCAGTATTGTCTCAAGGAGCTGACGTTGCAACTCCAGCAACATTCATGGCTGGTATTTTGACTCAGACTCAAAATTGGGCAACCTTTATGACTGCTTGGGAAGCTACTTTGACCGAAAAAGAAGCTTTTGCTCAATGGAGTAATTCTGCTGCCCCACGTTGGTTATATGTTTGTCAAGACTCTGATCCTAACGTTTTAATTGCTTCTAGCACTTCTACATTCGGTGACTATTTGCAAGTAAATCAGTTGATTGGTTCTTGTCCTATTTTTGGTGACTATACTCATGCAGCCTTTGTTTGCGGATTTGCAGCCTCATTGAACTTTACCCGCCTTAATGGACGTGCAACCCTTGACTTTAAATCACAGTCAGGTTTAGTTCCTTCAGTGACTAATGCGACTCAATATGCTGCAGTGCTTTCTAATGGTTATAACGCATACGGTGCTTGGGGATCAAATAATCCAGCCAATAACGCTAACTGGTTCTTCCCGGGATCTGTTTCAGGTAATTGGAAATGGGCTGATACTTATTTGAATCAAATTTGGCTAAATGCGAACCTTCAGTTGGCTATGGTTAACTTGCTGACTCAAGTTGGCGCAGTTCCTTACAACTCACAAGGTAATGGCTTAATCTACTCTGCTGCTCTTGATCCAATCAATTCAGCCCTAAACTTTGGCGCAATTCGTGCTGGTATCAATGTTTCTGCTGCACAAGCTGCTGAGATTCAGTATGCTTTAGGCTTTAACGCTGCTCCTACTATTGCTTCCCAAGGTTTCTACTTGCAGATTCTGCCAGCTACAGCTCAGACTCGTGCTGCACGTCAGTCTCCTCCGATCACCTTGTAT